GTGAGTTCGGCACTGAGGTGGCCGCCCTTTTCCGCTGTGCCGCGCAGCACCAGGGTGCCGGTGTTGGGCGTGAAGGCGACCGCATGGTGGCGGAGGGTTAGGACCGCAGTCGCAGACGGGTCGCAGGTGCCGGACAATGGTTGCAGCGTGCCGTTAAATAAGGTCTCCGGGCTTTCGCAGGCTGCCAAAGAGAGGGCGACACAAAATATTTCGGCTAAGCAGCGTTTTTTCACTTGCCCACATGCCCCAGTTTTAGGTATATTTTCATTAACGATGGCGGATTGCGCGGCGCGCCGCATCGGCGTGCAAAATGACTGCCCAGGTCGGTCGCGTATGAGGTTCAAAGAAGGCAAGGAAAGCCTTCTTTTTTGAAAAAAAGAAGCAAAAAACTTTTGATTGTTTGGCTCCAGCCTCTCCGGGAAATGCCGAGCCCAGACTCGCGAAAGTTTTTGGTTCTTTTTTTAGAAACAACCGCTTGCTTACCTACATCCATCAAGGATCGATGTCTGCATGGAGCCCGACCCGACGCTGGAGGCGTTGGCGCTGCGGGCGGGCTCGCTGCATAGCCTGGAGAACTGGGCCCGACATGCGCTTGCGCCGGCCGGACAGGCGCCGGCGGCGCATCATTTGGCGATCATCAAGGCGCTCGATGACGTCTCAAGCGGCCAAACGCGGCGGCTGATCATTCTGCTGCCGCCGGGATCAGCGAAGAGCACTTATTCAAGCCGGCTTTTTCCGGCCTGGTGGTTTTCTCACCACCCCAGAAGTGCCGTGATCGCGGCCTGCCATACGGCGCGGCTGAGCGAGCATTTCGGGCGTAGCGTGCGCGGATTGCTGACCGAACATTCGCGGTATCTCGGCGTGAAGATGCGCGGCGACGCGCGGGCGGCCGGGAGTTTCGTTACCGAGGACGGGGGCGAGTATTTTGGCGTCGGCGTGAGCGGCGCGGTGACAGGGCGCAGGGCCGATCTGGCGCTGATCGACGATCCTGTACGTTCGTTAGCGGAGGCCGAGAGTTTTGCTGCGCGGGAGCAGCTGTGGGACTGGTTCCGATCGGAATTGGTGACACGAATGAAGCCGCAAGGCCGGATCGTGCTCGTCATGACGCGCTGGCATGTCGATGACATTGCCGGCCGGCTGTTGGCACAGGGCGGCTGGCGGTCATTGCGCCTGCCTGCTCTGGCAGAAGCGGAGGATCCGCTTGGCCGGTCGATCGGCGAGGCGCTCTGGCCGGACTGGGAAGATCGGGAGGCGCTTCTGGAGAAGCGGGGCATGCTGGGGGAACGGCAGTTTTCCGCGTTGTTCCAGCAATTGCCGCAGTCGGAGACCGGGTATCTGTTTGATCCGCGGCTTTTGGCGGTGGTTGACATCGTGCCGGTTGGGACGGCGGTCCGGGCGTGGGATCTTGCCTCGGTCAGCGATGCGAACGGCGGCGATCCGGACTGGACGGTGGGGCTCAAGCTTATTGTTACCCGAGAGCAGAGCTATTTTGTTGACGACGTCATCCGCGTGCGCCGTGATCCTGCAGGGGTTCAGGATGCTATCGTCGCGGCCGCGGGACGGGATGGCGTGGCGGTGCCGGTGGGCCTGCCACAGGACCCGGGACAGGCTGGGCGCTTTCAGGTGATGTGCCTGACGAAGGCGCTGGCCGGATATCGCGTGTGTTCAAGCCCCGAGAGCGGAGCGAAGGCTTTGCGAGCAAGGCCGGTTGCGATACAAATGGCGAAGGGCAAGCTGAGCATGCGCCGGGCGCACTGGAACGCGGCATTTCTCGATGAAATCGCGCAGTTTCCCAATGGCGCAAAGGACGATCAGATCGATGCCTTGTCACGCGCCTTTGCGATGCTGATGGAAGCCGACGCGCCGGCACGGTTTGCTCAGGTGCCTTATTTCGAACGCTGACTATCGGCTGGTCGGGTTTTTGAAAAGAGGTTTTCCTTGTTCAGCACGATTTGCGACCTCATACCGAAAGATCACGACCTTCCTGAGCGGGTTTGGACACTGGGCATTCTGCGCCGCATCCTTGAAGGCACGTTTTACGACGTTCTGCCGTTCGAGTTTCACCAGGAGAAGACTGCCTCCGGCGAGTATATTCCTTTACGAAAACGACGGCCTTCGGTGCGATATGCGCTGGCGCGGGTGGTGACGGAGGACAGTGTCGCTCTGTTGTTCAGCGACGGTCATTTTCCGACGATCGAGTCCGCGGATCCGGAAGTTCGCGGCGCGATTGCTTCGGTCGTCAGGGATGCCCGGCTCAATGCCGTGATGACGCAGGCCGGACTGCGCGGCAGTGTCGGATCGGTTGCGTTGCACATGCGCGTTCTGCAGCGCCGGATCTTCGTTGACGTGCTGGATACCGAGTTTCTGACACCGGTTTGGGATCCGAACGCGCCCGATACGCTGCTGCGCGTGACAGAGCGCGTGAAGGTGACTGGGGCCGATCTGGTCACCCAGGGTTACGACGTTGATGACGCCGACGCTATCTATTGGTTCGCGCGCTGCTGGGACGCTCAGGAGGAAACCTGGTTCCTGCCGGAGCGGGTTGGCAACTCTGCACCGATGTTGCGCGACGACGAGAGGAGCACGTCGCATCGGCTGGGTTTTGTTCCGATTGTCTGGATACGCAATTTGCCTGGCGGAAAAGGTGCAGACGGCGCCTGCACGTTCCGCGCCGCCATCGAAACAGGAATCGAGATTGATTACCAGCTTAGCCAGGCTGGCCGTGGACTTAAGTATAGCAGCGATCCGACACTTTTGATACGGGAGCCCGCCGGTCTCGAAGGCACCATGACACGCGGTGCCGCAAATGCTTTGGTTGTCAGTGAAAAAGGCGACGCCAAGTTACTAGAAATCGGCGGCACGGCCAGCCAGGCGGTTATCGATTATGTGCGGACGCTGCGGGAGCTCGCCTTGGAGAGCGTACACGGCAATCGCGTGGACGCCAGCCGCCTGACCACACCGTCGAGTGGCCGTGCCATCGAGTTGATGAACCAGGGGCTGGTTTGGCTGGCAGACAATCTGCGGATCAGCTACGGCGACGGGCTGCTATCGTTGGCGCGGATGATCTTGCGTGCTGCGAGCATCTATACGCTGGTTCTGGAGGGACGGGCGCTGCCGAGTGTGGATGCGGACGCTGCGCTCACTCTTTGTTGGCCGGAATGGTATCCTGATGATCCGCTGGATCGGCAACGCACCGCGCAGACGATGATCTCTCTTGTCGCAGCAAAGCAGATATCGCGCGAAACGGCGCTGCGTGTTCTGGGCGCGCAATATGGCATCGAGGACGGGACGGCCGAACTTGCCCGGGTGAGGGCGGAGGAGGATCGATGACGGACGGAGCGGGATTGTCCGAGGTTGCTGAGGATGTGCCGGCGCTGCAGGCGCGTGCGGAAGCACTTGAGCAACAGTTGGCCGAGCTGCGCACGCAGGCGGCCGCAAGGCTGGTGCAGATGGAGCTGAAGGCCGAAGCTTTGCGTGCAGGAATGGTCGATCTGGACGGGCTGAAGCTGATCGACACGGCTGGGCTGAGCCCGGATAGTCATGGCGAATTCTCCGGCGCCAGCGAGATCATTGCGAAGTTGCGGCGTGACAAGCCATGGCTCTTTGGTGCTGCAAGTTCGAGCAGCTCGGCCGTTGCTCCGCAACCTGCGTCTGCGCGACGTAAACTGGCGACGGAGATGAGCCTGGAGGAGTGGCGGACGGCGCGAGCGGAGTTGTTGCGCCGGACGTAGCGAAGAAAGGACTTCTTTTTTGAAAAAAAGAAGAAGGACCGTTGATTGTTGGAGCCGCCTTGCTTCAACCGACGAACTCTACCTTTTACGAGTCTTTTCGTTCTTTTATTCAGAAAAGAACACGCTTGCTTTGTTGGGGGCCGCGCCCCCGCAGATTTGGGGGCACGAATGAGCATAAACAATTTTCCTCTCGCCTTGCAGCCGATCATTCAGCAAGGCTTCCTCGAGCGTGAGTTCGAGCAGGCGCTGCATTCGCGGCTCGGCTACCGGTCCTGCGCGGACCGGGAGGAGTTTGCCGTCGGCATCGGCGAGACACTGACGAAAACGCGTGCAGGGCTGCGGCCTGCGGTCACGACGCCACTGGCAGCAAACAGCAACACCAACCTCGACAACGGGCTCGCTTCCGGAAGCTGGAACGTCGAGCAATTCACGATAACACTGAACCATTATGCGGCGACCATGGACCTGAACATGGTTACCAGCCGGGTGGCCATTGCCAGCGTCTTTCTGCAAAACGCTTACGTGAACGGCGAGCAGGCAGCGCGAAGCCTTGATGATCTGGCGCGTAATGCGTTGTTCAACGCGTATTTCGGGGGCAATACCTTTGTCCGGACCACGCTCGTAAGCGCCGGCCCGAACGTTGCTGTCGATGACGTTCGGGGATTCCAGACAGCGTTCGTCAACGGCGTGCAGCAGGCGGTCAGCAGCAGCAATCCGCTGGCCGTGACCGTAGGCTCTGACATTTATACGCTCACGAGCGTCACGGTAGATACGACCAGCGTTTCCATCACCCCTGGCGGTATTTCCGGCGTGCTCGGGTTCTCCGGAAATGTCACCGTGGCCGATGGAGCCGCGTTCAGTAGCGTGCAGGCTGCCACCGGATCGTTGGTATTACGACCCAATGGCAGGACGAATTCGACGCTGCTCCAGGCGGGCGATACGCTGACGATGGCCAATATCCTGGATGGGGTCGCCAACCTGCGGCTCAATGCGGTGCCTGATGTCGATGGGGCCTATAATTGTTATCTCGATCCGATTAGCGCCAGGCAGCTCTTCGCCGATAGCGATTTCCAAAAACTGTTCATCGGCCTGACGTCGGCCAATGAGGTTTTCAGCGGCAGCTTTATCAGACGCCCCATTGTTGTGGGCAAAGGCGCACTCGTCGAGGGTGATTTCGCTGGCATGGCAAGCGACGATGTGGCGCCGAAGGACTCGATCGTGTCGCTCGTCGATGGCGTCTGCATGGTCACGCGCGAACCGATCGACCGGCTGCAGCAGATCATTGCGCAATCCTGGTACTGGATCGGCGGATTCTGTGCGCCATCGGACACAACCACGAACAGCCTGACTGTGCCGACGGCGACAAATGCCAACTTCAAACGCGCCGTGATGATCGAACATTTGGGGTAAGGGGCATCTCCCCCCAGGCCTGTGCTGATCAGCGTTGAGGCTGGCCCAGCCACCCCCACCCCACCCTCCCCCACAAGGGGGCAGGGAGAAGATCGTGGGTCATTGCTTTTGCGGGCCGGTATTTGACCGGCCCGGAGGAGGCACGATGCTCACCGACCAACAGAAGACCGACGTTAGGCGGTTCTGCGGGTATCCTGCCTATGGCGCTTCGCCTTCGGGCAACATGGGCTGGCGATTTTATGTGGCCTACGGTGCTCTTGAGTACAGGATGAACAATCTTTCGCCCGATGAAATCATCGTGGTGAGCAATAATCTGGCGGTATTGTTGCAGCTCG